AAGAAGACTGTTACAGCCATTCTTTTAGAGAACCAAGAAAACGCTCTACGTGAAGAGCGCACTATGCTAAACGAACTGGCACCTGCTAACAGCATTGGTGACGGTACAGCTGGTGTTGCCAAGTATGACCCGATCATGATTGGTCTAGTTCGCCGTGCAATGCCTAACCTAATGGCATATGACATTTGCGGTGTTCAGCCAATGACAGGCCCAACAGGCTTAATCTTCGCAATGCGTTCTGTTTATGGCAATACACGTTCTGCAGCTGGCTTAACAGAAGCGCTGTTCAACGAAGCTAATACACAGTTCTCTTCATCTTCATATACCAACGCTTCTTCAGGCTCTGGTACACCTTTCAACGGTACTCATTCCGGTAATGACCCAACAGGTACATTGACAACCGGTAAGGGTATGACAACAGCTCAAGCTGAAGCGTTAGGTGATGATTCTACTAATGCTTTCGGTCAAATGGGCTTCGCGATCGACAAGACAACTGTTACAGCTCGTACCCGTGCTCTAAAAGCTGAATACACACTTGAACTTGCTCAAGACTTAAAAGCAGTTCACGGTCTAGACGCTGAAAGCGAATTATCTAACATTCTTTCTCAAGAAATTATGTTTGAAATTAACCGTGAAGTTGTTCGTACAATCTATACAGTTGCTAAGCCAGGTTCTCCTGCTACTGCTACTGCTGGTACATTCAACCTTGACGTTGACTAACGGTCGTTGGTCTGTTGAGCGCTTCAAAGGTCTATTGTTCAACATGGAACGCGATGCTAACCACATTGGCCAAGACACACGTCGTGGTAAAGGTAACTTCATCGTTTGCTCGGCAGACGTTGCTTCTGCTCTTGCAATGGCCGGTGTACTTGACTACGCTCCAGCATTAAGCACTAACCTGAACGTTGATGACACAGGCAATACATTTGCTGGTGTTCTGAATGGTCGTTTCAAAGTTTACATTGATCCATACTCTGCAAACCTTGGATCTGCTAACCAGTTCTACGTTGTTGGTTACAAAGGTACATCGCCTTATGACGCAGGTATCTTCTATTGCCCTTACGTTCCACTACAAATGGTTCGTGCAGTTGATCCTAACAGCTTCCAGCCAAAAATTGGCTTCAAGACACGTTATGGTATGATTGCTAATCCATACGTTACAACGACTTCAAACTCTGCTGCTGCTGACCAAGATACATTTACGGCTAACCGTAATCAGTACTACCGTCGCACAAAGGTTACAAACTTAATGTAATCTAAAGCCGTCAATAAGAACGGATCCTGGTTTACTCCAGGTTAAAAGGGAGCCTAAACAGCTCCCTTTTTTTCGTTATAAATATCGCAAGAGGTACAAATTATGTTCACATCCAATCTCAATACTGTTTTAAGCAGTGTAACTAATATCAATACAACGCAGGTAACTAACTACCTTAGACCAAATGCGTTCCGATTTACCATCGATATGCTACCTGGAGTTGCATATACATGTCAGTCTGCTAATCTTCCTTCAGTTCAACTAGGGATTGCATACCAACCAAACCCGTTTATTGATATTCCAATGCCAGGTGATAAGATGGCATTTGGTGACTTTACAATTCGGTTTTTAATATCAGAAGATATGTCAAATTACCTGGAAATTTATCAATGGTTAGTTGCACTTGGCTTTCCGAACGACTATAATCAATACAAGGGATTTACTAACGAACGACTAAATAGGTTTCCTTTTGTGCAAGATTCAAAAGGAAGGTCTACTGCGGTATCTTACGCGGACGGTACGTTAACGATCCTTGATAGTAACAATGTCCCTAAAACTAACTTACGGTTTAAAGATATGTTTCCAACTTCTGTAGAAGCGCTAGACTTTGATATAACATCAGCTTCTGTAGAATATTTTGTAGGTATTGCTTCATTTAAATATAAGTCATTTGATATTGAAGCTTTGTAATTTTAACTTTGGAGTTTAGTATGTAACAACGTAAAATTGAATTGAAAATTGACGAAGTTCGTAAGAGCAAATTTTTCATCGCTACCCCTTGCTACGGCGGGCAGCTGAATGAACCGTATTTTAGGTCAACGGTTAAAATGATGACCTTCTTTAACCAGCATCAGATTCCTCTGGCGTTTGGTACTATCGCTAATGAGTCTCTCGTTACGCGTGCACGTAATGTATTACTTGCATACTTCCTCAACTCAGACTATACCCATCTATTGTTTATTGATGCGGATATTGAGTTTCAGACAGAGGATGTATTGAAGCTGTATGCTCACGATAAGGACGTTATCGTTGGTGCATATCCTAAGAAAGGTGTTGCTTGGGATAAAATCCGCGCTAACCTAAACGATGTTGGTAATAAGGACAAGCAATTATCTAATCGCGATATTGCGGCGTTTGGTTCTGATTATGCGATCAACTTTAAGTTTATTAATAAAGAAGCTAAGACTATTGCAGTTGAAAATGGTTTAGTTAAATTGCATGATGCTGGTACCGGCTTTATGATGATTAAACGTGAAGCTATTCTTAAGATGATCAAAGCTTATCCTGAGTTCAAATATAACAACGATGTTAATATTTCTGACGATAGCCTAAAAGATCACTTTTATGCAATGTTTGATACGATGATTGATCCTATTGATCGTCGCTACTTGTCAGAAGATTATACTTTCTGCCGTCGTTGGCAAGATATTGGTGGTGATATTTGGCTTGATCCATCGATCTCGCTTAACCATTACGGTCACTTCTGCTTCCAAGGTAACCCAGCAGCTATCATTAACTTTAATGAACCTGCTCCTCAAGACGTACCACCACAGGAAACAATTACTCTGGAACTACCGGAGTAAATCTTGAAGCTTTCTGAGTTGCAAGAGGAGTGGATAAAAGACGCTCCTATCAATGAGACCAACCTTGGGCAGGAAGCTGCCCGGGTTCCTATGCTTCATGCGAAGTATATCACTATATTATCTAAGATTAAACTACAACTAAGAAAAGCTGAGTCTGATTACCTTAATAACAGACGTTTAAAATACAAGTACTATCGTGGTGAACTAACCAGAGAAGAACTTGAAGATAGTGGTTGGACTCAATTTCAAGGAAATAAACCATTAAAGAACGAAATGGATGAATTGCTTCAATGCGATAAAGATTTAATTGAATTGCAAGATAAGCATGAGTACTACAAAACGGTTATATATACCTTGGAACAAATTATTAGATCTATTAATTCAAGAACTTGGGACGTAAAATCCAGTATTGAGTGGACTAAGTTTACCAATGGTATGATGTGAGGCTATTATGAGTAATGAAAATATTGATGTAAGTTTTAGAGATATCTATCGATTAGGTTATCTTGAGCTTGGTGTACCGAAGACTGTTATGGATATTATCCAAGACGAAATTACAACAATGGATCAAACCAAGTTTAAGGGTTATGTTCCATATAATAATAATCTCGCTGGTAGTATTCAACATGAATATGTTCTTCGAAAATCATACACTGCATTAAACGAGTTAGTAGCTAAAGTATCACCATTTTACTGGCGCGGGCAAGGTGATTGGAATGAACATATTGCTGTTAAAGAACATGCTATTAGAGTAAATCCTAACGGTCATCCTGATTTGTGGGTGAATTTTCAACAGGCAGGTGAAGTAAATCCAATGCATACCCATGGTGGTGCTTTAAGTTTTGTTATCTGGATACAATTACCGTTTACAATGGAAGATGAGTTTAATCATCCATCTGTAAAAAATAGTAATTTTAAAACAGCAGCTCAGTTTAGATTCCATTATGCTGATGCAAATGTGAGAGGGGGTATAGGAGATTACTTTATAAATGCCGATCATACATTTGAGGGTAAGATGATTATATTCCCTGCTAATCTTGTACATTCAGTAGCCCCTTTCAGAACAAGTAAAAAATACAGAATTTCTGTATCTGGCAATATTGCATATGAGTGATATTACGGTCATTAAGAAAAATGAAGTATATTTAACTGTACAGACTGATCCGTCTGTTGCACAAGAGATATCTGATCATTTTTCTTTTGACGCACCAGGGGCTAAATTTCATCCCCTGTATCGTAATAAACTATGGGATGGGAAGATAAGATTATTTTCTATCTTTACAAAAGAACTGTATTGTGGATTACTAAGCTACCTGGAGCATTTTGCTCACGTTAACGACTATAAGATTGATTATACTCAGTATGTTACAACTGCTGATGCTGCGTCTTATAATATGGTTAAAGCATTTTGCGAAAGTTTAACTCTAGGTATTAAAGGCCAGCCTCTGGCTATTAGAGACTATCAGATTGATGCAGTACATAAAGCAATTCAAGATGCTAGAGTATTACTCCTATCTCCAACCGGCTCAGGTAAGTCTTTAATTAT